GAGTTTAATTACAGGAATGATGGTTATTGGTTCATGTGCAACGGTGAGCCGTGCTACATTACAGGATCACACTATATCTATCTCAACTGGACAAAAATTGATGTGGGATCACCAGATTTTAGACAAGCAAATAGGATTTTTTTCTACTTTTGGGAGGCGTGCAAATTGGATAGGAGATGTTACGGAATGTGCTATCTTAAGAATAGACGGTCTGGGTTTAGTTTCATGGCATCAGCTGAGTGTGTCAACCAGGCTACGACTTCAAAGGACTCTAGGTTTGGGATCTTATCTAAGACTGGAGCAGATGCTAAGAAGATGTTCACAGATAAGGTTGTACCGATCTCAACTAATTATCCCTTTTTCTTTAAACCAATACAGGATGGTATGGAAAGGCCGAAAACTGAATTATCCTACAAAGTCCCGTCAAGAAGACTTACAAGAAAAACCATTCGGGCCACCTCCTTCGAGGAGACCGAGGAGATACAGGAAGGATTGGATACAACCATCGATTGGAAGAACACCGGAGATAACTCGTACGATGGGGAGAAGTTACAACTCCTCGTTCATGACGAATCCGGGAAATGGGAACGTCCCGACAATATCCTCAATAACTGGAGGGTCACAAAAACGTGCCTCAGGCTCGGATCCAAAATAGTTGGAAAATGTATGATGGGATCTACCTCTAATGCATTAGATAAAGGAGGGGATAATTTTAAAAAACTATATTATAATTCAGATGTCACAAATAGAAATCGCAATGGCCAGACTACAAGTGGATTATATGCTTTGTTCATACCTATGGAGTGGGGATTCGAAGGGTTTATCAATAAGTATGGTTTCCCTGTATTCGATACACCACCAGAAGCGGTTGAGGGAATTGATGGTGAATACATCTCTACGGGAGTCATTAACCACTGGGAAAATGAAGTTGAAGGCTTAAAAAGAGATTCAGATGCTTTAAATGAATATTATAGGCAGTTTCCAAGATCAGAGAAGCATGCATTTAGAGATGAAACTTTTAATTCCTTATTTAATCTAACTAAGATTTACGAACAAATTGATTTTAATGAAGAAATGACTAAAAAAGGTCATATAGTTAAAGGAAATTTTGGATGGAGAGGCGGAATAAAAGATAGTAAAGTAATTTGGCAACCAAATCTTAAAGGAAGATTTTTGCTTTCTTGGATACCGCCAAATAATTTACAAAATAATATAATAAATAAAAATGGTATTAGCTATCCAGCTAATGATGGATTAGGAGCTTTTGGATGTGATCCTTATGATATTTCAGGAACAGTTGGTGGTGGGGGTTCTAAGGGAGCTTTACATGGATTAACAACCTTTTCTATGGATCCGGAAGTGCCTAGTACTAAATTCTTTTTAGAATATATTTCTAGACCACAAACTGCAGAGATATTTTTTGAAGATGTGCTAATGGCTTGTGTATTTTATGGGATGCCATTATTAGCAGAAAATAATAAACCAAGATTATTATATCATTTTAAAAGAAGAGGTTATAGAGGATTTTCAATGAATCGTCCTGACAAATTAAGATCAAAATTGTCAAAAACCGAGTTAGAGTTAGGGGGTATACCTAATACTTCAGAAGATATAAAACAAGCTCATGCAGCAGCGATAGAGTCTTACATAGAGGAATATGTGGGTAAAATAAGGGAAAATCATGGAAACATGTTTTTTCAAAGAACACTAGAAGATTGGGCTAGATTTGATATAAATCGTAGAACAGCTCACGATGCGTCAATTAGTAGCGGTCTAGCATTAATGGCGTGTAGAAAACATATGTATAGACCAAATATAGAAAGAACAGTAAAAAAACTTGATTTTATGTTTTCACACTATAATAATAAAGGATCAAGAAGTCAGTTAATAAAATAAATATGACACAAACAACAGGGCAATATAGTCAATTTCCAAGCCAAGCGGTTTCAGATGCTGAAAAGCAGTCTTTAGATTATGGGTTTAGAGTAGCTAAAGCTATTGAACAAGATTGGTTTAACAGAGATGGTAATATCGGAAGATTTTATCAATCTGCTAACGAATACCATAACCTTAGATTATATGCAAGAGGTGAACAGGCAATTGGAAAATATAAAGATGAATTTTCAGTTAATGGAGATTTATCCTATTTAAATTTAGACTGGAAACCAGTTCCAATTATTCCTAAGTTTGTGGATATTGTTGTTAACGGTATGCAAGATAGGTTGTTTTCTATTAAAGCTGTAGGGCAAGATCCTATTGCTACAGATAGAAAAACTAAATTTGTTCAGAATATAGAAAAAGATATGGCCGCAGATGCCCTATTAGATATAATGGAAACAGAATTGGGCAAAGCACCTAGGGCTGTCCCTAAAGAGGAATTACCTTTAAATTCAGAAGAATTCCAATTATACATGAATTTAAATTACAAGCAAGGTATTGAAATAGCGGAAGAAGAAGGTATAAATAATGTAATGCTCTCTAATAAATATGATGAAATAAAAAGAAGAATAGATTATGATTTAGCTGTTATTGGTGTAGGCGCTGGAAAATGTACTTTTAATAATACAGATGGCATAAAACTTGATTATGTTGATCCTGCTAATCTTATATGGTCTTATACAGAAAATCCAAATTTTAGTGATTGTTATTATTTTGGTGAAGTTAAAAGAGTAAAATTAAATGAACTTAAAAAACAATTTCCTGGAGTAACTAATGAGGAATTTCAAGAATTAACTAAACAAAGTTATGATTGGACATCTTATAATGATTATACTAATGCTTCCTGGAATAATGACAATAATATAATCTCTGTATTATATTTTAATTGGAAAACTTGGGAAAATAATGTTTATAAAATAAAAGAAACATCTACAGGTGCTAGTAAAGCAATACAAAAAGATGATTCTTTTGACCCTCCTAAAGATAAAAGAAATAGATTTGAAAAAGTAGCAGAAGCCGTAGAAACAGTTTATGAAGGAGTATTAATATTAGGAACTAACACAATGCTCCAATGGGAAAAAGCATCTAATATAGTAAGGCCAAATTCTAATACTAATTTAGTATTAATGAATTATGTAGTAAGTGCTCCTAGAATATATAGAGGCGCTATTAATTCATTAGTAGCTAAAATGATGCCTTATGCGGATTTGATCCAATTAACGCATTTAAAAATGCAACAGGCTATACAAAAAATGACGCCATCGGGGGTATATTTGGATGCAGATGGACTAGCTGAAATTGATTTAGGTAATGGCACAAATTATAATCCTCAGGAAGCACTTAATATGTATTTCCAGACAGGGTCTATTATTGGTAGATCATTAACCACAGAAGGTGATCAAAATTTAGGAAAAATTCCTATTACAGAATTACCCGGTGGTGGGGGAAATCAAATTCAAATTTTAGTTACTGCTTATAATCAATATATACAAATGATTAGAGATATAACTGGTTTGAATGAAGCTAGAGATGGTTCTGATCCAGACCCTAATTCATTAGTAGGTGTCCAAAAATTAGCAGCGGCAAATAGTAATGTAGCCACAAGACATATACTAGATAGTAGTATGAATATTACTACGAGATTAGCACAATGTATTGCATTACGATTTAAAGATGCCTTAGAATACCACCCGACTAAAGAAGCATTTATAGGTGCATTGGGACCGTTTTCAGTAGGTTCATTAGAAGAAATGAAAGATTTACATCTTCATGATTTTGGTATATTTTTAGAATTAGCACCAGATGAACAAGAAAAAACCCTTCTTGAAGCTAACATACAAATGGCTTTATCAAAAGAAAATATATTTTTAGAAGATGCAATTGATGTAAGAGAAATAAAAAATATTCAATTAGCAAATCAACTACTAAAATTTAGAAGAATTAAAAAACAACAAGCTGATCAACAACAAGCTCAAGCTGCCAGCGCTGCGCAAGCGGAAGCACAAGGCCAAGCGCAAGTTGTTGTAGAAAATGCTAAAGCACAAGCAGAGCAAGTTAAAACAGAATCTAAAATTCAATATCGAAAAGCTGATATAGAATTTGAAATTAAAAAGCTTGAAGTTGAAGCTAGATCAAAAAGAGAATTAATGCAATTTGAATTTGATTTAAATGTTCAATTAAAACAATTAGAATTACAAGCTCAAAAAGAGCTAGTAGATAAGCAATCAGAAACGCAAAAAGAGGTTGCAAACGTGAAGGCTTCAGTAAGTAGTATTGCTGGCCCACCAGATACTGGTAAACCAAAAAAATCTTTTGAATCAAAAGGTAATGATGTTTTAGGTGGTATTGATCTATCAAGGTTTGAACCTAGATAAAAACAATTAATTATTATATTATATTATGGAAGAACAAGAAACACAAGTTAAAGAAGTACCAGAAGTTAACGAAACTCCTCAATCTAAAGAAGCGGCTGTATTAGAGGAAGCTGTAAAAAGCGGAGAAGTAGATAAAGACTTTGGATTACAAGATGATGGGGTCTATAAAATAAATTTAGACAAACCACCTAAAGAGGTTAAAAAGGAAACTAAAGCTAAAACAAAAAAAGCAGAACCTAAAGCAGAAAAAGATGCCGTTCAAAAACAAGAAACAAAGGCTAGCGATGTGCCTATCAAAAAATCCGAAGACTCGCCAAGTGTGCAAGAATTGGATAAGGAAGTACGGGGATCCGCTAAGGAAGAAAAAGAAACCGTTAAAACCGAGGAAAAAGTATTAGATAAACCAATTGAATCTAATGCTGAAACTAGTATTCCAGATTCGCCACTTGAATTAATAACAGAAGAGAATACTAAAGAAAATAAAAAGAAGGAGAAACTTGAAAAAGAAACTCCTGTTTTACAAAAAGAAGAAATTAAGGAAGACCCTAAAAATCTTCCAGAGAATGTTGATAAACTAGTTAAGTTTTTAGAAGATACAGGTGGAACTATTGAAGATTATGTAAATCTTAATCGCGATGTATCTAAAATGGATAATATTAGTTTATTAAGAGAATATTACTCAAAAACAAAACCTCATTTAGATTCAGGAGATATTGATTTTTTATTCAATAAAAACTTTTCCTATGATGGGGAAGCGGATAATCCGCAAGAAATAAAAGCTAAGCAATTAGCTTTTAAAGAGGAATTATTTAATGCTCAAAATTACTTTAATTCAAATAAAGAAAAATATTACGCTGATCTTAAGTTAAGAAAGGAAGATACTATGACTCTTGAACAAAAAGAAGCAATTGAACATTACAATAATTACAAGCAACAAGCAAAAATCACAGAGGAAAAAAGAAAAAATTTTCATAACGAAACAGATAAAGTTTTTAACGATAATTTCAAAGGTTTTGATTTTAAGGTCGGAGAAAACAAATACCGTTTTAAAGTTGAAAATCCTACAAAAGTTAAAGAATTTCAGTCTAATATTACTAATTTTGTGAATTCCCATATAGATAATAACGGCGACATAAAAGACGCTAGTTATTATCATAAATCTTTATTTGCTGCCCAAAATGCAGATAAAATAGCTAGTCACTTTTATGAGCAAGGCCGTGCCGATGCTATTAGAGAAAGTGCTAAAAAGGCTAGAAATATAAATATGGATCCCAGAAATGATAATTCTTCTATGCCAAAAACAAATACTTCTGGCGTACGGGCTGTTTCTACTAACGATAATGATTCTAGTAAGTTGCGAATTAAATGGAAATAATAATAACTTAAAATCAAAACAATATGGCTTTTACAGCTGGGGTTCCGGCCCCTTTACAACCAACCCAAACTAAAAATATGTATGCGGGGAATTATATAAATTTCACAGATACAAATTTTGCACAATGGGGACAACAATTCTTACCTGATGTATACGAAAAAGAAGTAGAACGATATGGAAACAGAACTATCGGTGCTTTCCTTCGTATGGTATCAGCAGAAATGCCTTCTGCGTCTGACCAAATAATTTGGACTGAACAAGGAAGATTACATACTAGATATACACAATGTCTACACGTAGCTAATAATGCTGCAACAACAGCTTCTACTGCTAACGCAAGTACAGCAGGAGGTGTAACTCAGCACTATTATGTTAATCCAGCTAACCAACCTTCAAGCTTAGGTTCAACTACACAAGCAACTACCGAAGTTAACTTCAGACTTGGTCAAACAGTTATGATCCAAAAAGAAGCAGCTACAGGTAATATTGGTGCAGCAGGAGCGGCTGTAGTTAAAGGTATAGTAACATTCGTATCAGCACAACACTTTTCTATAAAAAGTTATACAGGAACACCTGCAGTTGCAGCTGGCGATAAATTTACAGTAATAGCTTACGGATCTGAATTTGCAAAAGGAACTTCAAACTTCACTGGCAAACTTGATCCTAGTTATGCTACTTTCTCTAATTCACCAATTATCTTAAAAGAAAATTATTCTATCAATGGATCTGACACTGCTCAGATTGGTTGGATTGAAGTTACTTCTGAAAATGGAGCTAATGGATATTTATGGTATATGAAATCAGAACATGAAAATAGACTTCGTTGGGAAGACTATTTAGAAATGTCTATGGTTGAAGGTGTTTTACAAAACGGTACTGGTGCTGTTTTAGGATATGGATCAACTCAAACCGCTAAAGGTACTGAAGGTTTCTTCGCATCTTTAGAAGCAAGAGGAAATGTATATTCTGGATTTGGAGCACAAGCTGCTGGTGGTGGTGCACTTACTGACTTTGATGCTGTACTTAAACAATTAGACAAACAAGGAGCTATCGAAGAAAATATGCTTTTCTTAAATAGAAATCTTTCTTTAGAAATTGATGATATCCTAGCTCAACAAAATGGAGCTTATGCTGGTGGTACTTCTTTTGGAGTATTTAATAACAGCGAGGATATGGCACTTAATTTAGGATTTACTGGTTACAGAAGAGGTTCTTATGACTTCTATAAAACTGACTGGAAATATCTTAATGATTGGTCAACAAGAGGTGGTTTTGGAGACGTTGAAGGAGTTTTAATTCCTGCAGGTACTTCAACTGTATACGATCAACAACTAGGTCAAAATATTAAAAGACCTTTCTTACACGTTCGATACAGAGCTTCTGAAGTTGATAACAGAAAAAATAAATCTTGGATCACTGGATCTGTAGGTGGAGCTGTTACAACTGACGTTGATGAAATGAGAATCAATTACTTAAGTGAAAGATGTCTTATTACACAAGCGGCTAATAATTTCGTATTATTCAAAGACGCGTAATTTTTATTAACATAGGATACGGGCCCTTCGGGGCCTAGTATTCTTATTTTATATTATTTTATTATGACAACAAAAACAAAGAAAACCCCAAACGTTTCACCTAGAGAAAAAGGTTGGGAAATTAAAGATAGAACTTATATATTAACAAATGGTAGAGCCCCTATCACTTGGTCTATCCAAACAAGGAATACGCCTAGAAAACCATTATTATGGTTTGACGAAGAAACAGGCGCAACTAGAGAATTAAGATTAACATCTAATCATCCAAGTCTTTTTATAGACGAACAAAAAGGACCAGCTTTATTAGAACATGTAATGTTTGAAGATGGTGTTTTATTTGTTCCAAGAAATAAGCAAAATTTACAAAAATTAATGTCTATATATCATCCCCTAGGGAATGGTAATCTATGGGAAGAAGTAGATACAGCTAAAGAAGCAAAAGATGAAATTGATTGGATTGAGTACGAATTAAAAGCTTTAAATCTAGTACAAGAATTAGATATTAGTCACTTAGAAGCTATAATGCGTACTGAGTTAGGAAGTAGTGTTGGACAATTATCATCTAAAGAATTAAAAAGAGATGCTTATAATTTTGCTAAAGGGAACCCTAAATTATTTATCGAATTAAGTCAAGATGATGATCTTCAATTAAGAAACTTAGCTAATCGAGCTGTTGAAGCAAATATAATTAAACTTACAGATGATAATACTGTATTTAAATTTGCTAATGGTAAAAAAATTATGACAGTGCCATTCGATCAACATCCTTATGGAGCATTAGCACAATACTTTAAGACTGATGAAGGCTTAGATTTAATGAAATCTATTGCTAAAAAATTAGCTTAATAAAATCAATATAGGGCGAGAGATTGCCCTATATTACCTAATTAATACTAAAAATAAATAAATGGTAAATATAAACACTGTATATAATGCTGTTCTTGTTATTACTAACAAAGATAATAGGGGCTATATAACACCTGAGGAGTTTAATAGTTTAGCTACCCAAGCTCAAGAGGCAATATTTGCTAGTTATTTTATGAAACAAATGGCTTATGAAATGCAAACGCCTCCTACTAATGTAGAAAGTGATTTTTCAAATCCTATCCTAACATCTTCCCAAAAAATTGCTGCATTTTATAAAAATGCTTCATTAACTAAAAATGGAGATGAATTTACTTATCCTACAGATTTTTATAAACTAGGAGTAGTGAATGTAAATAATATTGTTGCAGATAATACTTCAAACGAAGAGATTAAATATATAAATTTATCGCCTTTAACTTATCCAGTAGCTACACAACCTGTATACACTTTAACTTCAACTGGGATTAAAGTATATCCAAGTTCTATAACTACTGGGGTAACTGTTGATTATTTATTTAAACCAGAACAGCCAAAATGGGGATATATAATGCCAACTGCTTCTCAAATAGCAAGTGGTGTTCCTAATGAACCTATTTATGATCCTACCTCATTTGATCCCGCTACTGATAGTTATACAACTCCTGCTAAATCTTATAACTTTCATTTAGATCCTTCAGAACAATCTGAATTAATAGTAAGAATATTAAGTTATGCTGGAGTAGTTATAAAACAAGGGGATGTATCTCAATTTGCGATGGCAAAAGAACAAGAACTTACAACAACTGAACAATAATGGCAATATCAAGAAGACCTTTAGACGTAGATAATTATTCCGCTTTAGATGGGGGAAATGGTACAGAAATACCGGGTTCATACAGAAGAACTAATATAAATGATATTATTAATAATTTTATGATTTCTTATATTGGTGACGGTAAAGCTTTAACAAAAGTTCCACGGTACGAAATAGCTTTTTGGGCGCAAAGAGCTGTACAAGAATTTAGTTACGATGTATTTTATTCTAATAAAACCATCGAAATGCAGTTAAGTACAACATTACAAATGTCTTTACCATCAGATTTTGTAAATTATGTAAGTTTTTCTTATGTAGATAAATTTGGCAATATGAGACCAATCTTACCTTCTCAAGCTACTAAAGCAACTAGAGGTATTGCGCAAGACGATGATTATAAATATTTATATGATCAAACAGGGGAAGTCCTTTGGGCAGAAGAATCTGTAACGTTAGAAAGATATAAAAAAGCAATTTCGCTTTTAACGGTTGATGAATTAGCAAGTTATTATATTGGTTATTACAATAGCATTTATGGTCCAGAAAGTGTAATGGGCTGGTGGGGTCAAAGATATGGTAGTATCCCTGAATTTGCTAATATGAATGGAACATTTGTTTTAGATCTAAATGCAGGACAAGTTTATTTTAGTTCAGGATTTAAAGCAGATGATATTATTACTTTAAGATATATTTCAGATGGGTTAGGTGAAAATGGAGATTTCTCTAATGTGTTTGTGCCTAAATTAGCAGAAGATGCTGTAATGGCTTTTATGCTTTATAATTTAGCAAAGTTACGCCCTTCAGCAGCACCAGGGGTACCATTATATAAGAAAGAAGCATATGCTAAAATGAGAAATGCTAAAATAAGATTATCTAATATGAAACTTCCAGAAATATCACAAGTATTTAGAGGGAAATCAAAATGGATTAAACATTAATAGAATTTTATGCCAGTAATTAAAAGAACATTTAATGGCGGTGGTATGAACCGTGACTTAGATGATAGACTAGTACCTCCGGGCCAATACCGAGAAGCACTAAATGTTAATATAGGCAAATCTGAAAGCGCTGATATGGGTGCTGTAGAAAATATTCTTGGTACTGAATTAATTGGAGATATAAATACAGCTAATGCTAAATGTATAGGTGTATTTAGAGACAATTTTACAGAAAGAATATATTTTTTTACAACTACTAATAATAGCTTTGATAAAACTAATAGTGGAACTCATGCTATTTATGAATTCAGTCAAGTAAATAATCAATTAAGAACACTAGTTACTAGAAGTGATTTAAACTTCCATCAGGATTTCCCGGTTAATGGTATAAATTTAGTAGATAATTTATTGTTTTGGACTGATAATAGAAATTGTCCAAGAAAAATTAATGTTGAAAAAGCTAGAAATGATGCTGCTTATTATACAAATTTAACATCATTAGATGATGTTGCTTCTGTAGCTAAGTTTGCGCCTTATAATTCGCCTACAGTATTAAGTATTGGTACAACAGATGAGCAGGGACAATCTATTACATCTAACTTTTTAGAAAACAAAATGATTAGGTTTTCATATAGATGGAAATTTGAAGATGGAGAATATAGTTTATTAGCACCATTTACTACTACAATGTTTTCTAGATTAAACAATGTTGATACTATCAGCACAAATACAGGAGACTTTGGAGAAATTGAAACTTTCATAAATGCTATAAAAGCTGTTCAATTACAAGTACCCACTCCAACAGGATATGGAATTGTGGAAGCTGAATTAATTTATAAAGAAACAGGTTCTACAACTTTATATGTAGTTGAAAGCAAGCCTGTTACCACTACAGCTACTTTAGTTAACTTCTTTTATGAATCACAAGATCCTTTTAAAACATTACCTCCCGACCAATTAACTAGAGTATATGATGCAGTTCCTAGAGTTGCTAAAACCCAAGAATTAGCAGGTGGAAGAATAGTATATGGTAATTTTTTACAAAATTATAATGTTCCAGATATAAGTTTTAATGTAAGTAATACTGGAGAAGCCGCTGCAAGAAATGCTAGAATACCTTATTTATCAGTTAAATCAAGAAGAACTTATCAAATAGGTATTGTACTAGCAGATAAATTTGGAAGACAAACTCCTGTTATATTATCTAATTCAGGAGGAGATTCTATTTATATAGACCCAGAGGCTGGGGATGCTAATTCTACTGATGCATTTAATGCTTTAAGAATTGCATTTTCTCAAACTCAAATAGATGCTTTAAAAGCTTTAGATTGGGCTTATTCTTATAGGGTGGTTATAAAACAAAGAGAACAAGAATATTATAATTGGATCTCTATTGTAACAGCTCAAAATACAGTAGCGAGATTAGGTGATAGTATAAATAAAATACCAAGAGATCAAACAGCGGTCATCCCTCCAAGTACAGGAAATTCTATATCTCCTTGTGATGTGTCTGTTTTCCCTAAATATTTAAATGCTACCAATCAAACAGGTTCAAACTCTACAATAGTACAATCTATTGCAAATCCAGCAGGAACTGCGTTAGTATCCACTGGAGCAGTAACAAGCGGTTTATGTATTTATGAAACTACTCCTGTAGAAACAGATTTGGATATATTTTATGAAACACCAACAAGTGGTCTAATTGATGATTTAACTACAACTGCTATAAATATTGACTTTTTTAACTGTTATTTATTAACAATAAGCACAGGAGCACATATAGAAATAAATAGATTAAGAGCAGGTTATAATGAAACAGCTTTTGATTATGGAGTTAGAGCTTATGTAGTCCAAGAAAATTTTGCAGAAGAATTAAGATTTAATACCTTAATACATTCTAGTGGTTTATTTAACTCTAGAACTGGTATTAATTATATAAATCAGTTTAATGAATCTGAGGGAGGTTTAACAGTATCGTTAGATCCAAGGAATGGATCAATACAAAAATTACATGCTAATGATACTGCTATAAATATTTTTCAAGAAGATAAGGTTTCTTTTTCACCAATAAACAAAGACTTTATTTATTCAGCTGAAGGTGGGAATATTCCTGTAACTAGTAATACACAATTTTTAGGGACTATAGCACCAATTAATGGTGAATATGGTATATCTTTAAATCCTGAATCATTTGCACATTATGGGATTGCTCAATACTTCGCAGATAAAAACAATGGAGTAATACTAAGGTTGGCAGGAAATCAAATAGTAGAGATTTCACAAAATGGAATGTCAGATTTCTTTAGAGATGCTTTAAAAAGTGCTTCTTCAGTGGTGGGTTGTTATGATGAATATCATGCTCAATATACTCTTACTTTAATTGGGGAATGTTATGACAGTAATGATGATACAAATGTAGCTACAGCCTCCAGTAATTATTTAACATTATCATTTGATGAATCTTTAAGTGCATGGAGTACTTTTAAATCTTATAATCCAGAAAAAGCTATAAGTCTTAATAATACTTTTTATTCTTTTAATACAGGAAACTTATGGCAACATAACTCCGCTAATGTAACAAGAAATAGTTTTTATGGAGAAAATTCTCAAGAATCTTATATTGTACCAATATTCAATGATGACCCCTCCACAATAAAAACATTTAATAATATACAATATGAAGGGACAAGTGGTTGGGAAATAGAATATATAGAAACAGATATAAGCGCGCTAGGTACAGTACCTACTGCTGCTACTTCTTATAGTACTACTTTAAAGTTTTCTGGAAGTGGACCAAATAGTGTAGTAAGCGGGGAAAGTTCAATTTGTGCTAAATCAAATCAAGTAATTCAATGGATTGCTACTTTTAGCCCTATTAGTTCTGATTATCAATTTACAGCAACTAATGACATAATATTAACACCTCCAGCAGGGGTTAGTATTATTAGCCCAGCATCTATAACTAACGGTAATTTAGTATTTGTTATAACAACTAATTCAGGTACAGCTAATAGTACTGAAACAGTTGCAATAAGCGGGGTTGGTGCAGCTTTTGCATACAGCGTAGCATTATTAATTGTTAATATTGATGATGCTGTAAGTAATACAGATTTAGCACCGGCTTCAATTTCTAGAAGTACCGCGGGTGCTTCAACTTTAACATGGGTATTAACACCTGGAGCAGATTATTATATTCCAGATCCTGTTAATCCTATATCGTCAAGTACTATAACAGTTGATATTTCAAATATGCCGGCGGCCACTAATCCACAAACGCCAACAGCTGCTAGAAATAGTGGTAATCAAAATTTAGTAGATTATAGTATGGATGTGACTGTGCCTGCAGTAGCAACATCCGGAGAAATTAATTTAACAGGAGCGGCAACTCTAAAACCTATATTAGCATGGGCAGGGATAACTGGAGCTGGTACTACAGGGGCAGTATTTAATTTACCTACAGAATCTCCTGGATTAAACCAAGGTTATTTTTGGGGTCCATTTGATGGCACTTCAGGTAGAACAGCCACAGTGGTATGGGCGGCCGGAGGAGTAAGCGCTACAGAAACTATAACTAATAGCAGTTTGGATAATGTAGTTTTTACACCAGCTAACACTATAACTAAAAATGTTAATGCTGATGGTGCGGGAGCAGATATTTCTGTATTATTAGATGTATTTACAACTAATCAAACAGCTACAGGAACTATAAACACTAGTCCTATAGTAGCGGCAACTCTAGGGGTTGTAGCTGCTAATCAGCCACCTGATTTTGCATGGGAAAATAATCCAACGTATTCTACAGCAACTGCTGGGTTATGGACTACAGAACCAAATGTGATATTAGATGCCACAGTGGGAACTGATACATGGATAAAAATTGGTAAAACGTCTAATCCTACAGATTCTACAATTACAGATGTAGATCCGGAGGCACCATTTTTTATAAATGTGGATGATTATGGGGGATCTGCACCCACACCTATTACTAGATCAGGTACTATAGATATAACATATGGAGGAAGCAGAATAACGGGATTAACATCGGTTACTATTACAATAGAACAACAAAGACAACCATAATGAGTATAATAAACTTTCCTTTTCAAAAAAAAGAAGGTAAATATTTTGCACCAATAGTCTCAGAAGAAATTACATATAAAGTTTCTAATGGGGCTGTTGTAGCAGATTCAACTAAATTAGTAGGAGGTGTAAAAGGAGCCTTTGCAACAACTAAATTAGTTTTACCAGCAGCTAACGCGGGAACTAAAACAGAATTATTCTCAATAAGTTCTATAGCAGTATATTCTTCTAGTTAAATTTATATATATATTAAATGAAATTAATAAAACCCGAAGAAGGTATATCGCCTAAACAATATTTTAGGGATCTATCTATGAGAATCGAAAAAAAAATCATAGCAACCCCCGGCTCTATAACTGGCAAAGCTTTTGATGAAAAAAATACATTAAAACACACATTTTGTGATGGGCAATATATAAGAGAAATATTTATGCCTGCTGGACAAATTATAACAACCAAAATACATAAAAAATTACATCCATTTTTTATAATGAGTGGCGAATTAAGTATAGCTTCAGAGGAGGGTATTGTAAGGATTGAAGCCCCTTATCATGGAATAACAAAACCGGGCACAAAAAGAATTATATATACTCATACAGATAGTATTTTTATAACTGTTCATGCGACAGATAAAACAACTGTAGAAGAAGTAACTAAAGATGTAATAGCTGAAGATTTTAATGATCCAGAGCTTGCTTTAAAATAATACAATAATTTAAAAAAATAATAATGATTTTAATTTCACAAATTTTACAAGAGACTTCATTGTTTATAGCTGAAACAGCTGTAAATAATTTAGTTTATGGGACGTTTGGTCTTAGTGCAGCTACGGCGGCTCTTGTTGCTGGTGGTATAGCTTTAGTTGGGGCAGGTGCTAAAACTGCTATTGCGTCTAAAGGTATTAAAAAGAAAAAGAAAACTGAAAAGGAAAAGCAAGCAGAACTGGATGCGGCAGTTAAAAATTTAGAAGAACATAAATTTGATAATACCTTTGAGGATTTGCAATCTCAAGAATATGAAATACAGAAAGCTCAAGCCCCTACATTAGGGAAGGCTATTTTAGCTGGTGATCCATCACAAATGCAAGGACTTAATAAATTAGGAATGGCTCAAGGGTACAATGCTAAAGGCTATACTGGTGAAGGTTATGATAGCCAAGGTTATACTGCTGGCCAAACCAGTATAGGGGGGTTACAAAGAGGGGCAGCTACAGGTTTAAGTAATACAATGTCTAACTTACAAGTTTCCACAGCTGCATCAGAAATGGCCGCTCAAGAAGCTGATCAATCTTTAGCCGCTAGTCAAGATTTAGCTGCACAAGCAGGAACTGGGGCTGGTGGTGCAACCGCCCTTGCAGCGGCAGCAGCAAAATCTAAAGCTGGCATATCTTCAGATATTGATAGACAAGTAAAACAAAATGAAATGATGAGGGCTCAAGGTGAATCTGAATTACAAAGAGCTCAATTAGCGCAAGGTAATTTGGCCTCACAATTTGATTTAGGGCAATCACAATTTAATGTAGGAGCCGTAAATCAAGCGGCACAATTTGGAGCAGCTGCAGCTAATCAGGCAGCACAATTTGGGGCGGATGCAAGAAATCAAGCTAATAGGTTTTCTGCAGATGCAATTAACCAGCAAAGAAGATTTGAAGCACAAGCTCAAAATCAATTTGCAATGACCCAATTTGGGGCAGACCAAGCAATGGAACAATTTAATATTGGGGCTCAAAATCAATTTGCTCTTACAGACACTGCTTCACAAAATCAATTTTTGCAAACTCAATTTGGAGCTGATGTTGGCGCTGAAATGTTTAATGCTGGCGCTCAAACTAACGCTAACCAATGGGCAGCAGAAAATCAATGGAAAACTGACGTCACTATTGGACAAGGTGCTGCCGCTCAACAAAATAATCAATATAGTCAATTAAGTGATATTGCGGGAATTAAAGGAGCTCAATTAAAAGATGCTTCAGATAAAGTAGCATATCAGCAAGCCCAAATAAAAGCAGGCTGGGGTAGCACTATAGATGCAGCAGGTTCAATGGCGAATACGGCACTTTCAGATAGACGATTAAAGAAAAATATCCAAATAATAGGGCAATCTAATTCTGGACTGAATATTTATATTTTTAAATATAAAAACCCTAATAAACATGGATTTGGATTTTTTCAAGGAGTAATGTCCGATGAAGTATCTCCTGAAGCTACCTACGTGACTAACGATGGATTCGATATTGTAGATTATAATAAAATAGACGTTGAATTTAAACAAGTAATAATTTAATATTATGGCTATACCATTATCTAAAAGAGCAAGAATAAATCCTAATGATTTTTATTCTGGTGCTAGCGCAGCGGCCGCTGGGGATAAGAATGCAGCATTATTTAATAAGCAAGCTGAACAAATAAGGGACGCAGCAATTCTTAAACAAAAACAAGCATATGCGGCAGAAAAAACGCAGGCCGATGCCCAAACTAAGGCCACTAGGATACTTGAAGATAAAGTAACTGATGCATTTTATATTCCAGAAACTTACAAAAATAAAAAAGGCGAATCAGCAACTTCGGATTATCTTAACAATATATGGGATGCTACTTCTAACCAACTGATGGATGTTTATGTAAATATAGCTCAAGATAAAGATATGGATGCTAGAACTCAATCGGTGCAAATGAAGAAATTATTGCGTCATGTTCCGATGATGAAAAATGCTAAAGCTTTATTAAATAATAGAATAAACCAATTCGCTATAAGCTCAGTACAAGATGATGTTTCTAAATCTATGAAACCTAAGTTCCAACAGATGTATGCGGATTTATTAAATGATGAATTTGATGGGGGAATTGTTTTTGAAGGTGATAGAATGGTATTAAGAGGTACTACTTCTAATGGTGAAAAAATAAATTTAGATTTACAAGATTTTGAAGCACATTTACCGGAAACTACTGCAAAGATGTCATCTATAACTGACAATCTAGTAGGGTTTGATAAAGATTGGAGAAAAAGACAAAATGCATATAGAGCGGAGGGTAAACCACAAGACCGACAAGTATGGAGCGATGATGTACAAGGAAAAGCGATAAGCGACGCTATGACTGAACAAATTGCCGAATATGGCGAAAAAGGTGATGAGGCGTTTGCATTAGATACTATGGGATTGGATGCCGCTACTTATGAGGCTATGTGGAAGGCTAAATTAAATTCCGTTCAGGAGCAAGGTATTGTTTCAGAGGAGATGTTAAAGGCTATGTTAAAGGAATACCCAGGAACAGATGCTGAATCTGTTGCAAAAAGATTGCAAATTGATAATAGATTTGGACCTAAACCATATCAAATGAGTGAAGTTGAAGCTAAGGAGGCGGTAACAAAAGATTTAATGAAGGAGTATGTTAGTGTATTTAAAACACAATTTGATAGACAAAAATATGCTGATACCATTCCTTTTAAACCAGGACCTTCAGAGTTTAATATATCTATACAAGAAGGAACTGAAAGGTTTGTAAAAGGTTTAGCGGATAAAGATATAATATCTATAATGGGCGAAATGCCTGCAAATCTGTCTGGTGGGGAGGACATAACAAATATTGAATTTTCAGATAATGGAGTATTAACTTATCAGCATGCTTATGGCAAACCTTACAAAGTAAATATTCCAGATAAAGAGGGAAATGCAACTGATAAATATGAGTTTAGAAGGCATTCAAAAGTTAAAGAATTTAATTTTAATGACCCTGATCATATTGAAATTTTTTGGAAAGAAAGGTTTAAAGAAGGTAAAACTGCAAAAGAGAAGACAGAAGTAGATAACACATGGGAACAAAATGGCGGTAGAATTATAATATCAATTCAAAATCAAATAAAAGAACTCAAAAAGAAAAAAGCTCAAAGCTTTATTGAAAGGTCTAAGGCAAATTCTAAGATTTGGGCATCATAACAAATGGGTTAAGTCATAATAAATTAATTTAATATGCTAAATAAAGCACAAATGCTAGAGCTTGAACACTTGGCTTTAAGCTTAATGGATCAAGGGTTGACGGATGAGGAAATACAAGCTGCAGTAGATGCAAGAAGAGCGGACATGATAGCTGAAGGTAATGTCAATAGCCAAGAAGTGCAAATCGGCGTAGGTGCAGAAAACCAATTAAGAGAGGTTGAAGTTGTTGGCGAAAGATATCCTAAAGCAAAAAAAGACCTAGGAGTTCCATATGCCCCTCAAGAGGAAATTATTGAAGAGGAAATTGTTGAAGAAGGCCCTAAAACTCAATCACAAGAGTGGTTAGAAAAACAAAAAACAGCTCTTTTAGATCATGAAGAAAATCTTATTCCTAAAGCAGAAGAATTGTTTTCAATTAATTGGGCTGAAGATAATCAAGTATATGTGCCTAGTGCAAGCGGAAGTCCTTTAAATCCGGGCGCATCTTATGTGAAACGGGATCCTGAAAATGAAGGAAGAACTGAAGCAATTGAAGAGGCTAAAAAATTATTAAATGAACAAAATGGCGGAACAAATTTAGTAGAACCATCTGAAGAAGAAATTTTAGAAACCGCTAAAAATATTTGGCTTGCTAAAGAACAAGAAAATGCAAATGTTAATTTTGCAGATCATTATTTACGTAAAAATCCAGCACTTGATTGGGGTGATCTAAAAACATATGCTTCTATAGCTTCTCCATACATAATGCCCGCTTTAAATCCTGAAATGAAAGCATTTAAAGAAAGGCAAGCCACTCTTGCTAAAGGTGATAAAAAATTTACGGAAGAAAAGATACAGAAAAATAAATTAGATCTTAATAAATTAAGTACTAAAATAAAAACTAATGAATTACAAGCTATTAATTTAGCTCAAGGTGATTATAAAACCCAAGAAAACTTAGATGAGGCCAAAAAACAACTTGCAAATATAGTTTTAGAAAATGAAGCTATTATTAAAAAAAGTGAAGATATTTTTGATGATTTAAAAGTTAATTCTAAAGAAATAGGCAAATATGATGAATATCTTGATGTAATAAAAAGAGATTATAGTTTTTCTGGTATAGCTTTAGGATCGCTTGCCGCATCTACTATAGAATTAGTTAATGGGGGATTAGCTATTCCGAGATATTTAAAAACTGCTGCGGATAATTTAGCAAGAGGAATTACTGGCAATAAATATGATATGCCAGATTGGGTGTTTGCTTTAGCTGGGCCTGCATTTAATCTTTTAGCTAGTGAGGAAACTAAAGATGTTAATGGTTTCTTAGATAATGTTTCTGAAAATATTAGGGGTACTTTTGCAAAGAATCAAGAAGTAACAGAGATAGATAGTATGGGTGGCGTTGCAAGTTGGATGGCACAATTAATTGGTAATCAAGCTCCAATAATGGCAACTATGATGGCTATGCCTACATATTCTTTAACAATGCTAGGCGCCTCTGCTGGAGGTGGTAAATTTCTAGAAATGGAAAAAGAAATGGGTTTACCGGGCGGGCCAACTTATAGTGGGCTTGAATTGTTATTAGCTCCAGCTATAGTAGGGGGAGCTGAATATCTTTCAGAAAAAATAACCTTAGGACAAGTAAAAGGTGTAATGAGGGCTGTTAAAGGTGATCAATCTATTATTGAGGCAGTAAAAAGATATCTTACAAATGATTATCTTAGATGGACTAAAGACATGTTCCAAGAAGGTGGCTCGGAAGTTGCGGCAACTTTAGCCGAAAACATGACTGATAAATATCTATTAGACAAAGATGTTGAATTAACTAGAGGTCTAGCTGATTCATTTGTAAGCGGAGCTGTAATGAGCGGATTTATATATAAAGCACCATTGGCTGGTAGAGCTTTAAGTAAAGTGTTTTGGGGTGAAGATGTAAGAAATCAAATTCAAACTGGTAATCAATTAATTAAAGAGTTAAATAATGAACTTAATAATGATAATTTAACGGAAACTGAAAGAAAAGACATCTTAAATAATATCGCTGAAATCGATGCTAAGCAAAAGAAGATAATGCGAAATGCTAATGAAAGCTTTGATAATGCTACTACTAAAGAGAAAAAAAGGCTTTTTGAAATATATGATTTACAAAATAATGTTAAGAGAAGGGCTATAAAAATAGCTAATAACCCTAAACTTAGTGAAAAAAATAGAGAAGATAATCTTGATATTCAAGCAAGAAAATGGGATGCCTATCAAGATGAAAAAAATTCTATATTAACTAGATTAAGCGAAAAGAATTTTGATCCTCAAACTTTTTCAATAGAAGAGTATGAAAATAATGTTACTAAAGGGAAAATGGGTCGTAATGAATATATAGACAAACAAATTCAAACATTATCTAATACTTTATTAAATTTACAAGAGCGTAGAAAAAAAGCTACTACTGCTGAAGAAATAAAATTATTAGATTTAAAAATAAAAAATGTTCAAAATAAAATAAAATATTTAGTACCTGAAAAATCAGGATTTTTTAGCATTATCCCAACAACTATAGGGAAAGCTAACTCTATAAAAGAATTAAATCAAGCTTTTATTACTAAGTCTGCTGAATTAAGTGATGCGTTAAAATCTAAAAAAATAACACCAACTGAGTATAATAAACAATACAAAAGACTTAAAACTATTTTTGATAAAAAAAGAAATAGTTTTATAGAAAAAATTGATAAAACTAAAGGCGAATATACTGAATTACAAAAATTATATGATTCAACTATAGACAAAGAAGGAAAATTACCTACAACGCAAAGAGGTGAAAATAAATTTGTTAATGAATTTAATAAAATTGCAGCACCAATTTTTGAAAAAATAGCCCAAAGATTATATGACAGAACATCTAAAGACAAACTTGGAACTTTAACAAGAGAAGATTTTATTAAAGACTTGCAATCTGCAGCTCAAGAAATGATAATAGAAAAAGATAAGTCTGAGGAAAAATTTGATCCTAGTTTACAAACTTTAGATAAATTTATTAGCAATAGATTAAATTTAAGAGCTAATAGATTAATAGACCAGGCTACAGGTAAAAATGATGAATTTACGGAAGAGTTAACTGATAAGATTTCTCAAACAATTGTTGAAGAAATTGAGGAAGAAAATGAAGCAAATAAAATTATAGAAACTAGTAGGCTTTTAGATTTACCAAAAAATATAACTAAAAAACTTAAAGCTAGCATTCCTACTATCTTATCTACTTTAAAAAGTAAAATTGATTCTAGAAAATTTAAAGGAGAAATAAGCAAGGCTTTTAAAGATTTGTTATATGGGGATTTAAAAGAATTTTTTGGTAAAGATAAAAAAGGAGATAAAAGATTTACAGATTTTATAACTAAGAATACAAAAGCATTATATGATACACTAACAGTAGAAAGCATGAGAATGGCCCGTAATAATAAGACCGGGATAAATCCTTTTGTTGAAGCTGGATTTTTAATTGAAAAAAATGGTGAATTAGTAAAAGCTGCTTTTGAAACTATTGATCAACAAGCATTCATAGATTATTATACTGCTAAAGATAAAGCAGCAAATACTATGTCTGATCGTAGAATGAATTTAATAGAAGCTGTAGCCTCCTCTATTGGGTCTGCAGAAGCAATAAATGCATTAACTACAGATGCTGATATTAAAAATAAATTTTTAGAACAACAAACTCAAGAGCTCGAAAAAGCTGCTAAAGGTTTAAATTTATTAGTTCCTAAAGGATTTACTACAAAATTAATAAAACAATTACAAGAAATATCTTCAGTTAAAAATGTTAATATTGTAACTAAATTATTAGGACTAATTAATAAAATAACAATTAATGAAACTAATAGAATTGCAAAACAAATTGCTAATTTAAAAGCAATTAAAAAAGGTAAGATTCCTTCTATTGTTTTTATAGCAGGTAGACTTGCAAATTTTGCTAGATCATATGAAAAAGGTAAAATTATTAATGGTAAATTTATAAAAGACTCTAAGGGGAAAAAACATTATAAAACTACATCTAATGAATGGGTACCTGCAAAAGAAAATTCAAAAGAAAATAGAAAATTATTAGAAAGTAGAGAAGATTGGGTTGCTGCAAAGGGGAGCTTATATTATGGGACTACAGATCCTGCATATATAGCAGCATTAAAGGCTGCGAAAAAAAATGATGGAAAGTACCCAGATTTAAAGAAGGCCTTTCAAATTAAACTATCTAAAGGGCAAAAAATTACTAAAGCATTTATAGAAAAGTATCAAAAAAGAGCAGAAGATAATATGAACACTTTAGAATCTTTTGCAACTATTTTACAAGATGCCGTACATGAATATGGTGTTCCTTTAGAGGATGTATTGCTTTTTGTTTCTTCAAGTTACCAAGCTACAAGTGGTTTAATTAAAATATCTGCGCCATTTAAATATGTATCTAAAATATTTGAATATGATTTAAAAGGTAAATTAAGCGATAGAACTGGAGAAAAATATAGAGAAGAACATAATCCTCCTGCATCAGTTATTGGGGGTACTTTAATGTGGGCTATAGCCAACAATAAAGTAGAAACAATTATGCCTTACATTAGAAAAAACTATTATCAAACTCAATTATCTAAAAAAGATGATGGTAAACTAGATAGGGCAAAGTTAGCAGATGTTCTACCTAAAGGATTTTCTATTCTAAATAATCCAGTAGTTAGATTAGACAAAGCTAAAATAGATTTGAATTCAATAATAAATCCTTTAACAGGAAAAACATTAGCTCAAGAAAATAATGTTGAAAGTCCTAATACAATTGATGGTATTGCTGCTTCTAATGCCGCATCAATAGCAAATAATTCTGATCAAGTAGAAAATTTACTTGATAGGGCTATAGCTAAATTGACTGAACTTACAGGTTCACAAGGCACATTACAAATGAATTTAGCTGCTGTTCCTATCCATTTATTAGCAGGTGGATTAAGAGCTGTTAAATTGGCATATCAAGGAGGGAAAAGCTTAAGTCAAGCTATTAATGCAGGATATAATAAAATAAAAAATTATATGACTAAAGCAGAATGGGCCGAGTTTGTTGGTGTTTCTGTTCAAGAAGTAAGAAATGAAAAAAATCCTGCTCAAGTTAAATTGGCCATTCTTTCAGAAAAAGGTGTTGCTCAAATGCAGGAACAATCAAGAAAAACTGATAATGCTTTATTAAAAGAGTTTGGAATTGATATTGACGGATTAAGTACTGATGAAATTGTTGAAAAATTAAATATACTTAGAAAAGCTAAAAGTGAAGCTTCAAATCCAAAAAATCCAACTAAGAAGGCTAGAGTATTTGATTTCGACGATACGCTGGCTAAAACCAATTCTAAGGTACTTTACACACTCCCAGATGGAACGGAAGGTAGTCTAAATGCTACAGAGTTCGCGGAACAATATGAGTCCTTAAAAGAGTCCGGTGCAACTTTTGATTATTCTGAGTTTAATAAAGTAAAAGAAGGCACTAAAGGCCCATTAGCTACATTAGCTAAAAGATTTACTGAGGCATTAGGCGATAGAGATGTATTTGTATTAACAGCACGCCCAGCGGAAGCAGCGGCAGCTATACAAGAATTTTTACGAAATACTTTAAATATTAGTATTCCACTAAAAAATATATCTGGAATAGAAAACGGTACTCCCGGCGCTAAAGCTATGTGGATTGCTGAAAAAGTTTCAGAGGGTTACAATGACGTTTTCTTTGCCGATGATTCTAAGGCTAATGTTGAAGCTGCTGAAAAAATGTTAACCGACTTAGGTGTAACAAATAGAGTGCAACAAGCTAAAGAAGATGGCCAAAAAACTTTAGAAGACGAAATGGATTCTTTGATTAGAACTAATAAACCTTCTAAGCTTGGCAGGATATTAAATAAATTTAATATTTATATTCCACCTGGAGCTGATGATTTTGCTGGATTATTATCCTATTTTTTAGGTAGTGGCAAAATAGGAGAACAACAACAAAAATGGTTCCAAGAAAACTTATTAGATCCGTTTGCTAAAGGTATTGATGCATGGACTGCCGCAAAAGTTTCATTAGCCGAAGATTATAAAGCATTAAAGAAAAGATTTAAAAATAAAAAATTATTAGCCGAAAAGGTTTTAGGAGGATTATATACTAAAGAGCAAGCTGTTAGAGCTTATCTATATAATAAAGCTGGACAAGATTTAGGTTTAAATAAAGCTGATACTGAAGATCTAATAGCTTTAGTTGAGGGCGATGCTAAACTTAAAGCTTTTGCTGAGGAATTATCTAAAATAACTAAATTAGATAATGGATATCCTAATATTACTAAAGAATGGTTAGGCGGTAATATTGATACAGATATAGCTAATGCTGCCAACACATCTTTAAGAGATATATTTTTACAGGATTTTATAAATAATAAGAATCAGATTTTTTCTCCACAAAATTTAAAATTAATAAAACAAGCATATGGTAATGATTTTACTAATGCATTGGAAAATATTTTAGAAAGAATGACTACGGGTATAAACCGTAAAAAGGGGAAAGATAAAGAATTTAACGCTGTAATGACCTGGATTAATCAATCTGTTGGTGCAGTGATGGCTATTAATATGAGATCAGCAATTCTTCAGCAGTTATCTATTGTAAACTATACTAATTGGAGTTTTAATAATCCCTTTATGATGGCCAAAGCAATGGCTAATGTTCCTCAGTTTTTAAAAGATTATATTAAAATATGGAACTCCCCATTTTTAAAAGAAAGAAGAGGAGGAATGGCTATTGAAGTTAACATGGCAGATATAGCTGATTCAAATCCAAGTAATTTATTCTTAAAATTAAATAAAAAACTACTTGAACTAGGGTTTAAGCCTACACAATGGGGTGATAGTAATGCTATATCTTTTGGTGGAGCTACTTGGTATAGAAATAGATTAAACCAATTACTTAAAGAAGGTACAATGACCGAGAAGGAAGCAGATGCTCAAGTTATGTTAGAGCTTCGTGAACTTTCTGAAGAGCATCAACAGTCTTCCAGACCTGATAGAATATCTAGACAACAATCATCAGATATAGGTAGACTTATATTAGCTTTTGCTAATACACCTTTACAGCTGGCTAGGTCTCATAAAAAAGCTATAGGTAATCTTATTTATAGAAGAGGAGACGCTAAAACAAATATGTCTAAAGCTATTTATTATGGAATGGCACAAAGTTTAATATTTGTAGCATTACAACAAGGGTTATTTTCTTTATTAGCTGATGATGATGATGAGCTTGATGAAAAAGAAAAAAGAAAGCTTGATTATGCTCTTCATAGTGTTATAGATGGTCTACTTAGAGGTATAGGATTTGCGGGAGCAACAACTGCAGCTCTTAAAAGTCTTGCTATGGAATACTATTCTCAATACCAAAAAAGAAAAGAAGGTAAATATATAAGGGATGGTGCTTTAAAATTAATACAAAGAGGTCTTTCAATTTCACCTCCAATGAGTAAAAAAATTGGGGATATTGTTGAAGCACAGAAATTTGAAACATGGAGACAATACAAAAATGATCCTTTTTATAAAGGATTTGCTGTAGCTAATTATGTATCAGGTTTAACCAATGTACCAGCTGATAGAATATTTAAAAAGATTGAAAACTTAAAAGCTGCGTCTGATGACAGAACCGAAGCATGGCAATCTATATTTTTATCATTAGGGTGGTCACCTTATAATGTAGGTGTACAATGGCCTGAAACGCCCCCTAAAAAAACTAAGAAAAAAAGCACTACCGTTACAAGTACAACTATTAAAAGCACCCCTGTTAAATCAACTCCAATAAAATTTGCATTGCCTGAAGGAGTATTAGGTAGAGCTAATAAAGATGGAACTATTGATATAAAAGCAGGATTATCTAAAGAAAAAGAAGCAAAAGTGAAAGCTCATGAAGAAGCTCATTTGCTTCAGTTCAAAACGGGAAAATTAGATTATAATGATGAATACATTAGGTGGAAAAACCAACAAGCTTTAAGAACAGCTGATAGGAAAATCTTTTGGAATGGTAAATTACATAAAGAAGGGGATAGAGCTTTACCTTGGGAAATAGAAGCTAATAAATTAAGTAAACAACGAACTGTATAAATAAATATAAATTATGGGAAGTCCAGTATATCAAACCGAAACCGAAGAAAATGACTTGGTTAAAAAAAATAAATTAGCAAGGGCGAAAAGTATAAAAGATGCAAAAGAAAAAGAAGCGTTATTGAAACCTGCTGAGTCAGTTGCAATAGGTAAATTACAAAGAAAAGAAGATTTTGAAAAAAATAAACAACAAATAAAAGCCACTAGAGATGCTGAAATTAAAAGGTTAAATGATGAAAAAGAAAAGAGGTTAAGTTCGGTAGTTAATAATAAGGAAGGAGCGAAAAAAGCTTATGATGATGCAGATGAAAGAAAATTAGCTAGAATTACCAAAAGAGCTGATATGCGTGCTTTAAGAGATAAGGAAAGAGGGGCAATAAGAGAAGATAGAGCTAATCAAAGAATTACTAAATTAGCTAATAGAAATAACATGTCCATTAAAGAAGCAACAAAACATTATAATAATAGGATGGAAGAACTGGGCCGATTTCATAAAGGGGAAAGGGAAGACCCACAAACCAAGTTTAATCCCAATACAAAAACCGAAGACATTATAAACTTTTTTGGTAAAGGACAAAACACTACCGCTAGATTTAACGATGATCCTAATGTAGAGACTTCATTAGAAGGAAATGAACCTGATCCTACAACATCAGACATGGCTGATACGGCACTTGGTTTTAACATAAAGGATTACACAAAGCAGGATAGACGAGGTTATGATTGGAATCCTTATGATTAATTAATAAAATAAAATAATAATTAATAACTATAAATACAAATAAACGACAATGGGTGAACTTAGTGAAGACACTAAATTTCAAGTAAGTATTAAAACATTGATTGCTATTGGGGTAGGGTTGGCTACTTTGATAGGAATGTACTATACTTTGCAAGAAGAGATCGATGAAGCAAAACTTTTACCTGAGCCTCCAGTATCGAGGACAGAGTATGACTTAAAAGATGAGTTAATTCGCGAATCCATAATGAACACTGAAGAAAAAGTTCAAGAAAATTCGCAAAAGCTCGATAAAATAGATGAAAAATTATATGAAATAATTAAAAAATAATACAATGAAATATATATTAACTTTAATTTTGTTTTTAATTGCCTATGTTGGCTTTAGCCAAATCCCAGATATCCAATTATTACAAATTAATTCAAGTTGGAATTTAAAAAATGATATTCCACGAGGAGAATTACCAAGCAGATACATGGCATATAAAATAAGAATAGATCATGCTACTATAGAACATCAGGGACCTAACTTTAAAGAAAGTTTTTCTGGTAAACCTTTACCTATACTAATTTTATATGTAGATGGTAGAATAAAATATCAATGGACAGCCGATCTATCTTTTAAATTAAAGGTATCTAAAGGTGAAATTTTAGATGTTATAGAAAAGGTTTTAAAATAATGGATTTTTTTCTTTACATTTTATGCTTAATTGCAATGTGCATACATATTATTTATATATCAAAATAAAAAAAGGGTAACCATTAATTTGGCTACCCTTTTCGTTGTTTAAAATATTAATCCAATTAGTATCCCAATTATTGGGCCTAATATAGACCAGATTTCTAGAAATTTTATTCTACCAAGTTCTTTTTTAGTAAATACATGATCAGATGTATCTAAAATTAGATTACCTGCTTTCTTTTTGGTTTCTATTAATTGATCTTCTAAATCTTGAATTTTCTTTTTTGCATCTGCAAAAGTAAATCTTTTTGACATAAGTTATTTTTTATTTATTATTATCCATCACATGATAAACAATCCGGGTTCATTGCATTAGCAGCGATATCTCCTCTTAACACAGATTCGGTTCTCATGTAGTACAATGTTTTTATTCCATGTTTCCATGCTTCTATATGGATTTGATTAATCCATCTCGGTGGTGCTTCAGCTGGAAAGGCTAAATTAAGGCTTACTGCCTGATCAATATAGTCTTGTCTAATCCCAGCTTGATTAACTAGCTCTAATTGGTTTATTTCTTTAAATGTTTTAAATACATTTTTAAGAGGTTCGCCATTCTCATGATCTTTAGTTAATTTTCCTCTATCAAAAAACCACCCATCAAGTTCTTTTATATCTTGAACTGATCCCCCATCTTTAAGAATTTTATCCCATATTTTTGGAGTATCTATTTTAAGTCTTCTTAATATTTTTTGAAGCTCTTTATTCTTTCTTATAAAAGTTCCCTTGGCGGTTTGTTCAGTAAACACATTTGCGGCCCAAGGTTCAATTCCCGGTGAAATATTACCGCTTAATTTACTATTTGATACGGTTGGTGCTATGGCTCTTAAATGTGTGTTACGCATTCCAGTACCCACACACCATAAAGGTTCGCCATACGTCTCCGCAAGAGCTCTAGAAGCGCGTTCTGTCTCTATCTTAAGCTTAGAAAATATTTCTCTAGTCTTAAATTGTGCTAAAAGCCCTTCAAAAGCAATTCCGCTCTTTTGTAAAAGTGTATGCCACCCTACAACACCTAATCCTAATGCTCTTCCTTTTTCAGCTGATCTTACAGAATTTTCAAATCCAACTCTTCCTTTGGCTTTTTGTATAAATTCAGATAATACTCCATCTAAAAACCAGATTGAGTCATAAACAAGATTAGTATTTTTCCATTCATCATATTTATCCAGATTAACTGAGGACAAACAACACACAAAACTGTGTGATTCATCTGTATGTAAAACAATTTCACTACAGATGTTAGTCATATGAACTTTTAAGCTGTTCGACTTATAAGCTTTTGGATTAGCCTTGTTTGTATTTCCTTTAAAGAGGATATACGGCTCGCCAGTAGCTTTACGTTTTTGGAGTAATTTTCCCCACTTTTTCCTAGCTTCAGCGTCTCCTGCTTCAAGTCTTCGCATAAACTTGTCACCAATGACAGCACACTGATGTAAGTTAAGAGATTGTCTATTGACGTCCCCTTTAG